ACCGTTACATTTCCAGTATCTCCACCTTGAAGTGCGCCATAACAGTTATTTAATGTGATATCCCAAGATCCATTAAAATTAATATTATTCGAATATAAAAATACAGCACCATTGGTATTATGACCCGTAATGGTTAATGAGGTAGATCCGGTTTGTAAGTTATTCGCAAAAGTAAATAATGCGGGGCCACTCGCTACAACGTTAAAATCTAAAGTTACAGAAGCAGGAAATGCAAGTTGATAAAAATGATTTAAAGTAAGTTCACCACCTGTTGACCAACTCGCATCTAGCGTTAATGATCCAGTTACAGTTAATGACGCAGAATCTTGACCTATAATTGCGCACCATGGTTTTAATGCCAGATTCGTTTCTGTAAAGATACCCTGCATTAAAATTAAATATGGTGTGCTGGATGTGGGAGTAATCTGACTTAATGCATAAGATAATGATGCATATGGAAATAAAACAGATCCATCATTTACTGCGGGTACATCACTACCGTCATTAGATACATAAATGGTTTGTGCTGAACTTTCTAATAATACATTTCCGGTATGAGATCCGTTAATAGTTTGAACTTCTCCCAAAAAGTCCCATGAACCAGCTAATGTTGTTCTATCATTAGAAATAGCTCTCCAAGCACTGTCAGCAGTTACTAAAAATATTAAAGTTCCTGCTCCATTATTTATTCCTATATCTTGTGAGCTACCGCCTGTTATTAGTTCAATTTGTTGAGATTCTTGCAATGAGGTTGCTTGATTTGAAGGTGGTAACTGTAATTTTCTACCAGGAGAAGTAGCTGACATTGAAATAATTGTTGGAGGAGGATTTGTTAAAACATAAGTTCCACCAGCACCTGCAAAATCTGCATCAGTAAGTACTAATATACTACTAGCTTTTCCTAAGCCAAGATTTTGGATACCTGTTGTTGAATTAGCAACATCCGAAAAATTTGCTGCTTTTAATAAAAAATCTCCGGAAGGTTCAGTTGGAGAATCAAATTGCGTATTGACTCCGCCTCTTAATCCTACGATAACATCGCCATTTTGTAATTGACCACCGTTTGCAAATTGTGAAAATTTAACGTCTGCCATGACTTATTAGCTCCATTTATTCGGTGATCATTCTGTCACCCGCTTCCGTAATAATAAAATCGCCTGTTTCTGTAATGATAAAAGAACCACTAGGCGGTATAATTGGTGAAAAATTAGAATTGGGGAATATAAAAACACAATCCCTATCCCAATTAAAATTTGGGTAAAATGTAAAATTATGGATATGAGATTGCATAAAGTGCAATTCCTACATCAGCCGTTGTACTATCAGTGATAACACTAATTTTACTTCCTGCCTGAACTGTACGCGCGCCAGGGTTAAGTTCAGAGGTAGTGCTAGCCAAAGTACCCCCAACAGGAGAAGCCGCCGTACCGCCCGTTAAATCAACCCACACGCTAGTTCCTGGCTGGAATGAGAATACAGCAACCCATTGCTGATGATTAGAGGGAACAGTAATATTGGTTTCAACCCCTGTTGCAAGTGTCGCACTCCACTTGTTTGTAGCGGTTTGGGGTGCATAAGCGTTGTACCCTTGTGTGTCGCGCCCAAAATTGAGATATGTTGACATTACTTTAATCCTTAAAGTTTTATGAAAATGTTAGCAAATGTTCCTGGTTGAGTTATATTAAATGCTAAAGGCGCTGGTGTTGCTACAGTATTACTAAGAGCAACAGTATTTCCTGTATTACCCCCACCGGATAAATTAATTTGAAATGGGTGATTATTAGGTGCTGGAAAAATTACAGCTCCACCAGTTCCAGGAGTACTAGAAAACAGATGCGAATGAATTCCTACTTCAGCAGTTGATTGAAGATGGCTATATTCACCTTCTGACGATCCAGTTAATGCAGAAGAGACCGTACCACTACCCGCAGCAAATAATATTCTATTTGTTATTGCTATAGCATCCGCAAAAGTGGGACATACAGTAAATGATCCCGCAGAATCATAATTAAATTGGCATACAAAGTATAATCGATTAGCTACAAGTGTCGCAGGAAGTCCACCACCCGTAAATTTAATTGGCATTCCAGTAAATAGATTCATTATCAAAGGAGTTGTTGAAATTGATAAAACTCCGCCAACAGTAACGGCTGTAAATGAATGAGTATATGAATTAATTAATGTTGCAAATGGTACAGTTCCTAATAATACTTTACCCATTAATTTAGTTAACTGTAATGCTGTATTATTTGTTGTAAAATCCGCATATGCACTAGATCCGTAAGTTACAGCAGTACCAGTATTAGAAAATAATTGACATATTGGATTAGCTGTCCCATTTGTATAAGGCTGTGATAAATTCCATAATAAATTATAAAGTTGCCATGTATCTTGATTTATTCTTGAAATCTGTAAATTGGTTGGAGTATTTAATGCAATAACACCATCATTCATTGGTGTCCAACCAAAAGGATAAAAAGAATTATTTGATATTCTTACATCACCTGTTCTAGGACTACTAATAATCGCATTGACTTGATCATTAGTTTGAAAACTATTCGTAGGTGTAGAGTCATTCAAATAAAAAGATGGTAAAGCTATTCGAATGTGAAATGCGGTTGTGGGGAGATTAATACGTAAATATAAACCTGAATCACCAGCAGAACTTATAGTAAGGGGAGCTGTAGGAATGGGAAGGTTGGCTGTAATTTGTTTCCATGAAGGCCCTAAAACAGTGGTCTTATAATTAACAGGATTTGAATTAATACCAGTTCCCAAATATTGTAGAACGCCTAGCCCTAACGTAGTTGTCCCTGTATTCAACACATCAATCGCTTGTAATGAAAAAGTAGTGGCAGGAAATCCACTTAAATTAAATACGCTAGAATCTAAAGGTATTTGAATAAATCGTTGTGTCGATGTACCTGGCGTAGTTCCATCAATATCTAAATAATATTGTGGAACGGGTGAAGTTCCTAATGAATTATCAGGATAATTACCTACAAAGTTTTGAAAATTAATTGTTTCACTACCATCCTTAACATCTTTAAAATAAAGAATGTCTGGCATAGTGAAACCGTCGTGTTGATCAGGCGCAATAGTCGCATAAAATATATCTGAACCGTTTAAAGAAATAGTATTATTTAATATTGAATTAACAGTGGTATTAACACCCGCAGAAATATTTCTCCAAAATACGCTGTTTGTAACTAAACTTTGATTTGTTGCAACTGTAGTTGCCGGATTTATTTGTGCTACAAAAGGAAAATTTGACCGCGTAAATTGAAGCTCGCCTGCCGCACTATAAACTGTAATGTAATAACTATCGAATGTAGTGTTATCCGCTTCATAAGGATAATAATACGGAATGACATCATTTCCGCTGATATCTTGGATAGTTCCTACTGCACTAAGTGTTAATGGGTTTGGTAAAGGCACATAGGTGTAAGGGGGATTAGTTCCTTGTTGGGTATACCAATCCTTCAATAACAATCTATTTGTTTCAGAGTAAAGAGTAATCACGCCCCCAGCCAAAGGTAATCCAGTGTCTTTATCCACTAGATAATCTTGCAGCATGGGTGCGGCTATAAGTAATTCTGGGTTAATGGCCATCCTTGGCTTCCTAATTAAGTGTTGCTTTTCTGTAAATATTTAGGCAATAGTTTAATGTATTCTTTTGCAAAAGGTAATGTGCCGCCTAATAAAGCGCCTCCAATAGTTCCAAATGGGCCTAATGCTGAACCAGCAAGTGCGCCACCTCCAATAGATAAACCTTTTTTAGCTAATTCAGATTTTTTTGTTCTTTTTAGCATGTTTTCAGACCATGCTTTTATGTCATCTGTTACAAAATTTTCAAATCCTGGTTTCCTAGATAATTCAATGATAGTGTCAGCAACTTCTTTGCCCTCACCAGGTTTTATTTTTGAAATGGCGCTATATATAACATTCCTTCCCACCGATGGCCCCATTTCTTTTATGGCTGCCAATGTTTTTTCATCTGGTCTTGTAAATGTTCTAACAATATCGTTACTTGTAACTTTAGTAACAACGCCTTGTTTTCCAGAAGCTAATCTTTGAAGTGTTTTTTCAGCATCAGCATATTTTGCTGGGCCAGTAGCCCATTTTTTGCTAAATGTTCTTTGCAATTCACGTAAATTTTCAGGCAGTGTTTCAAAAAAGTTTTGAGCATCTTCTTCAATATTTGAAATATTTGCTCTCGTTTGATCAAGTTTTGCTTGTGCGATATCGCCTATACTCCCTTTTTTTTCTCGCTTTGCTAAAGCTCGTTCTTCTTTTTTTAATGCAGATTGTAATGCATCATAATTTTTTAATGTTGGTTTTTCAGAAAATGTTTCATGAAGTTGGCGAATTTTTCCTTTTTTACCATAATATGACGCAACATCTGAATCACTAAGGTATGCACTTTCTCTTTTTGTTGGTAATAACAAAGCATCTTCTATTTTTGATGCTGCTTTAGGAGATAATTCAGGTATACCAAATAAATCTTCACTTTGTTCAATAAAACTTTCTACATTTCCAGTTTTTCTATATTTTTTTAAGGCTTTAGAAAGAGCATTTTGTTGTTCTTTACCAAACTGCATATCAGGTTCAATGATATGCGCCATTTTTTCAAGATTGCCTTCTGGTAACTGTTCAGGTTTGATATTATAAACATTGCTTTTTCCTTCTTGGGCATATAACTCTCTTTTTGGAATCAATGCTTCTTCTTCACCAGATTTTTTAGCAAACTGAACGCGTTTTGATAGATTTTCGATGTTTTCACTTTCAGAACCAGCGCCAAGTGTTTCTTTTCTAAATCGTTCTGTTTCCTCAGCTATTTTTGATGGTGATAAATATTCATAAGTATTTTTTGTAATTTCTTTTCCTTTTTTAGCTCCCTCTTCTACTAATTCAGGAAGTCCAGACTTTAAAACTTGACCAGCCATTCCAGTTAATTTCATTCCAGGGCCACCAGCAGCTAAATTAGTTAATTCTTCCATTTGTTTACGTAATTCAGAACTATTAGCAAAACCTTTTGGTTTTGGTTGCATTTCAGGCCATATTTTATTTAAAAATGATTTTTCTTTAAGTATGGGTGCGTTTGAAGTATTCTCAAAATCTGATTCATTTATATTTTGTGCTTGCTGCCCCTGCAAATCAATGCCATAAGCTTCTTTATAAGCATTCTTATCAATAAATTTCAAAACATCATCATTATAATTTCTTTGCATTATACTGGCCTCGCATTAAGTTTTTTAATAGCTTCGGCTGTTTTGTTTGGGGCTATCGGAACAATATCGCCAGATGGTAATTGCATCCATACTGCTTTCAATACAGATTTTGGCGGATTATACACGCCACTTTCTTTTATTGATTGTATTGCGGCAGGTGTTGTATAGACAGGCCATTTGTTTAAGTTTTCATTTAAAACAGATTTTCCATCTTTTGATATGAGATGTTGATTATTTTGATAATTAGTCCATAAAAGATCCGCAGTAGTAGAATCTATGTTGTAAGCAGGATTTCTTAATCTTCCATAAAATTTAGCTTTTTCTTGGCTTCTTGATTCGACAGCATTGACCCAATCTGTTTGTGTGTTTAATGTATCTCTATCCATGCCGCGATAAAATTTTAATTTTGACGCTTGCATCATATCTAAATTTGAAAATTTACCATCACCCATTGCGTTTTTAATTTGAGATATAGCTGCTGGTAACATTTGATTAGCCGCCATGTCTAGAGTTTGTTCTGCACTAAAATCGCCAATGACAGTGCCTATTCCTGTTGATGGATAACCGCCTAAAGTTGATCCTTTAAATGTTGCCTGTTTGTAAGCATTATTGAATACGTTAACAGCATCTTTCATTGAAGCTGCTGATTGTGATTCTTGAGTTGCTTGAGCTACTTTTTCATTAAATGCTTTTGTTTCATTTTTTATTTGATCTTGAGCTCCTTGTGATCTGGCAGCATAAGTGTCTATTCCAAACAACATTTTATTCATGATGTCTTCTTTCGTTGGGCGAGGAACGTCAACACCATAAATAGATTGCCCACTACCAGAAGATGATTGCGCTATTCCGCCAATTCCACCGGTGCCCCCTTGTCCTGCGGCTCCTCCTTCTCCACCTCTTAGATAATCAACCATCATTTTTTTTACTTGGGATTCTGCGCCATGCAATCCAGCTTGCGCTTCTTCTGCTTTAATTTTTGCAGCAGCTTCTCTGTCATACCACGAAGTTTCTTTGTTAAGTTTTCCTGTTTGTGCACCTTGTAAATTCATTTCAGATTGCCAACGTTGCGGATTATATTGCATTAATTGCGCTATCTCAGCCATTTTTTGTTCATGTTCTTTTGGCGCTAACTTTGCTAAATCAACTTGAGATTGCGCTAAAGTTTGATAATTGGGTTCAAGATAAGATTCCATTTTGTTTTTATATTCTTGCATTTTGTTTTCTAATAAAGCTTTTTGCAAATTGGCTTTATTAAGCATACTCAGTTGGTACTGTTGTTGACCTCTTTGCAAGCCAGCCGCAAATGGGTTTATTTGATCCATCTCAAGAAGTGGAAAATTCATTGGCATAATAGTTTCCTCATCCGAAGGCCATGGATAACATTTTCATTAATTGGGCTTGATCGTTTCCACCTTGACCGCCCTGACCGAAATTATTAGTCATCATTCCCATACCAGGCGAAAGAAAACTTAACATTCCAGCGCGATATCTATTCGTATTAGCAGCTCCAGAATAAGCATTACTTGCTTGATTCTGCATGTTTTCAGCAAGCATTTTTGCCATCGCATCGCCTGCATTCATTCCTTTGCCCATGATATCTTGAGAGCCACTTAAACCGGTGTTATACATGCCAAGTACATTTTGCATGTATTGATTAAAATCTTGGTTCGCAAGGTTCGTAGCAAGTTCCATATTCTGTTGTTCATGCTGGGGGGATCCAGCCATACCGCCTGCGGCTGCCGCGTTACCAGCGCCTTGTAATGCCTGTTTCATGGCAAAATCAAATCCAGGTGACTTTTGATAACCTGATCCTAACTTATTATAAATGGAACCTGGGTCATTTATTAGGTTACCAAATTGTTCTTCGAGACCCGGAATTTGTCTTTGCCCTGCTTGGCTATAAGGATCATAATAAGGCGATATTTTATCTGGTATTTGGTCTAAATATTTATTAGCCTGCTTTGAGGGATCTTCATGATGAAACCAGTCAAACATACCCATACTAAAATCCTTTTTATGTCAATGTGAACGTCTTCCATGTTCCTGCTATATTACCTTTAAATTGATCTGTTGTTGAGTCGTAAATAATATTACCTGTCGACTTGGTGGCATCGGTAAGCTGCGCTATATCCGTCGATGGCTTTTGAGGAACCGCAATCCCTTCAGGTTTATAATTTGTTTGCAGTGCCGCAACTAATAGATCAAAAAATAACATCCAATAAGGATTCATGGTACCGTCTTGATTGATAACTGGCTGATTTCTTGGCAAATCTGGGAATATTGCTTGCTGTTTAGGTGTTTGAGAAACCATTATTGCCTCACATTAACTATGCCGTCATAGGCAACAAATCTTCCAATTCCCCAAAATTTAAACTGACAAACAAAATCATTAGCAATACCAAGTTGCCACCACATCAATCTATTTTTACGATGTGCTAAAGGAGGTAAATAGTAAGCCCATTCACTACCGAATGTAGCACCTCCGTCGGTTGATATAGAAAAGTCAACTCTAGGGGTTGTTACAACGTAACCGGTAGTTTCACTTTGTTCGTCTACAATAAAGAAATTATTTATCTCAGTAATAAGATTATCACCGGCTTCCGACACAATAAAAATATCTGCAAAAACAGGTTGTTGTAAATATTCGGTTTCACCTGTTTCAATCGTAAAACCTACATCATTCGCAATAAAATATTGTTGACTTGGATCTCTTACATTATTACATATTCTTACACGTGGAATAGTCACGCCATCATACGTTGTAAATGCCGTGTCAAACGCGTACATATTTCCATTATTTTTTGTAAGAAAATAATATTGATTGTTAAAAAATGCAGTTTCCCCAGCAATGAAATAATTATATTTATCATCACATGCATTAAAGAATTTCTTTGTATTGAAATCATAAAACAACGATAAATTGTCAGTGTAAAAATTAATATGGTAAATCAAATGGCCGTCTTGTCTAAATATAAATCCTTGTGAATCTTGCGGCGATTGCAATTGAGAAAACAAATAGTCAATACCGTCTGTAGTAATCTTCTCTATCATGCCTCCCGTCGTATAAACAATAATTGGGCCTGATTTTTCATTGATACCAAGCCAACAAACTATTTCATCAGTAGCCGCAATAGTAGCTGGATTAAGACAACCATAATCAATGTTCATTGAGCTATTTCGTTGATACGGAAACAATTGATATCCCACATCAAACCAAGCTTCAGTGACCGTTTTTCCCATCACAAGAACCATATTTCCACGTGAGGGAAATCTTACTACAGCCTGAATATTATCTGGTTTAGTTTGTAAGAAACCAACATGGGCTGCATCTGGAGGCCATGAATCTCCCTGATTGGAGTCCGATAATCGCCATACATTAGTAGCATTTCCTTCAGGCGGATCAATTTGCGCTGCGCATAAAAAATAAGTATCATGAAAATCAATGTAACCAGGAACAAAATCAATTGTAGGAATAGAAAACGGTGTCATCGATGTGGGATCGTAAAGATAGAGCTTAAAGCCATCAGATATAAGTACTTGAGGTTTATTATTTTCTGCTATATACACAACCCCTGTTGTCGTCTGTAATGTTCCTATCCGGTTAACAACGACATTAGTAGCCACAGAATTAACAACGTCAAAGTCAATGCTAACAAGATAAACTCCATTATCAACAACCGCTATAAGCTTACCAAGTTTAGTACTTGTATGAAGCCCTCGTCCCTCTATTCCATTACTAAAGAATGCTGCATCTATGACAGTTTCATAGCCGGCATAATTAACTAGCCAGCCATCACTTAGAAACATGTTTTCAGTTTTTTCAACATTGATTTTTGGATAACGACCAAAAACGCTGCTACCTGCAATAGTAAGCGGATATTGCTTAAAGTTTTGGCCTCTCGCTATCATGTTGCCATCCTTGGCGATTGATACTATTCGTTATGTTTCTTTAGATATTCTATTGCACTTTCAAGTAATTTTATATCATCTTTAAATTTGCCAATTCCTGTATTGCAATCATGGCATAGTAACATTCTTACTTTCCCTGTTTTATGATTATGATCAACACATAAATTTGTTATTTTTCCTTCAGTTTTTGATTTCCTAGTTTCAGGACTATTACATATGCCACAAAGATTATTTTGTTTTTGTTGCATTTCATAAAATTGATCAGTTGTTATTCCTCTACGTCTTGATATTTCAACTACATTTCTATGAGCACCCTGTATTTCTCTTCTTTTTTTCTCATAATCTCTATACTTTTGAGGATTTTTTTTCCTATCTTCTCTTAACCAAGCATTATAATGTTCTCTATTTTGTTTTTTCCAACTAGTAGCATTATTAATTCTATTTTGCCTATTAACGTCATAAGATTTTTTATTAGATTTTATTCTACATTGTTTACATCTAAATTTATTTCCATCTCTCCTTACTTGTTCATGCGTCAAATTTCCGTGTATTTGACAAACCTTTAATATTTCTTGCATATAATCCTCTATTTATTATTCACAAAAGGATAATAAGCAATATTAATATGGACGTCAACTACATTCTATCAAGGTCTGTAACCTTTCCCAATGTTCACGTCCCCCCAGTTATACCCTTGACCTTCACCCAAAATGCTGATTCCATCTCTGCTAAGGTCAGGTGGTGACATATACATCAATTTACGTTCCATTTTTCTTAAAATGCCTGATGATTCAGGATTGAATAAAATACCGTATTCGGAACACATATATTGTGCCAACGCATAACGTAAATATTCGATATAAGAAGTATCAAATCCAGCGTTATTAGTTTGTAAGAACGTATAATTTGATAATGCGGCTACAGCGACAGCACTCGAACCATTACCAGTAATAACAACATTCGGAGTTGTGGTATAACCGCTTCCTGAATTGGTAATATTGATAGAAGTTACATTACCATTCTGTACAGTTGCGAAAGCTTCTGCTTGTGTGCCACCAATAGGCGGCGGATCAATGGTAACTGTTGGAATGTGTGTATAACCGTTTCCGGGATTTGTGATTGTAATAGTTGATACAAAGCCAGTTGCTAAATCTGAAAAGATATTCGTTAAATCGTCTTGTAATCCAACATCGTTCAAGAAAAATTTAACCATCATTTTTTGTGGATAGTTACTAGCAGGTAAAAAGTAAAGTGCTAAAGTACCACCGCCTTCACCGCGGTTAAAGTTCCAGTTAAATGGTAATGTCGAAATGTTATCAACCCGACTTGAAGCAAAATATCTTTTTCTTGATGTTTCTACCATTGGATAACGAACAGGGCCAATATTAAATGTCGAACTTTCAATATCTGCGACATTTGGCAAATAATAAAATTCTTGATTGGCAACAAGTGGAATTTGTATATAAGTCCAATACGGAATAAGATCTGTTTCAATCTGCTTAAAGTTAAGTAAATCATTAAGCATCATCAGACCATCATTAATCTGATCAAATGTGGGAGTTTGTAAATTACGCGCAATAATTCCTGATAGATACCAGGAGCGTGTAATTAATTTCTGAGCCAAATAGGTCATAATTCACGCTCCTTGTATTGATTAAGCAGTCGCAATAATCCAGCCATTTAAAAGTACGCTAAGACCATCGCTTGCACTCGAACATTTATAATCAATAGATTGATTAGCATATACTACTTGAATCTGATTTTGCTGTGGAACGCCAGCAGCTAAACCTGTGATTGTCACGAGACCAGATGTTGCTGTACTTCCTGTATATCTAAATACCACCGTATCACCAGCCGCAGCAGGTGTATAATTTACAGTTAGTATTGCAATTCCATAAACAGGAGATGCAGGAACACCCGCAGCAGCTAAACTAATCGCATGAAACGCTGTATCACCAGCCGCACTTGCTAATACACTTACAGGAGGTTGTTTGTAAAATGCTTCGTCTTCACTAGCTAATGCTAGGTTTGTATTTACTAAAGCACCTCCTGATGTATCTAAGAAAGCAAGCAATCTCAGTGAATCATAACCAGAAGGAACCAAAGGAAATGCATTACTTGCCAAACTTAACAAACCTGCAACGGGATTATAACCTCTAGAATCACCAATTAACCAAACCGCATAGGCTTGAGCTGTTGCGAGAGTTCCTTGATCTAAACCATTTGCGCCATTCACAGCAGCATTAATAAATAATGGAGCTGGGTAAATATTTCCTTGCAATGTTGGAAATCCAACAGGCATATCAATATTATCAGATGAATCGCGTGCTTGACCTGGAGCTATTGCCAATATAGTTGTTGATGCAACAGAAACATTAAGACCACTAATATACAAATGTGGTAACGAGTATATAGGATCATTTTGAATTTGAACTGGGCCGCCTGACAATGCCATAAATAAAATCCTCTTTAATTCTTTAAATTAAAGGTGACTAATCAGCCACCTTTGCCATATCAAATATTAACCTTGAGATAATGGAACCAAATACCGCATAGAATATTCAGGTACAATAACTGAACCATGAACCTCATCGTAAATCATACCGGTTTGGTTTTGACCGAAGAGAGAACCATAAGTTAAACGTAATGACGCACCAGTTTCTGGGTCATATTCGTTGGCTGTGTCATATGGTGATTGTTCGGGTAATTGTGGCATTGCCATGAATAACGCTTCGCCGCCCAAAATACCGCCGCAGCGATGGGATGGGAAAGTTAATAATTGCATACCAGCTTGAATTGGATTATTGAGGTTTTGATTCGCACCACCTGCCCAGTTCAATGCAGGAGTGATGTTCAATACGACATTACCACTTGCATCCGATGCCGCATTCGCTGTAACACGAACTTGTACAGGGTTAGCAGATGGGAAATGACCAATGAAAGTCAGGTATCTCATATTCGGATGACCAGCTACACCATCAGCAAACTGTAATACATCACCTGCAAATACTGCATTTGGATCAGAAACAATAGATGCTCCACTTACAGTAATTTGTGTAACATTTTGACCTGTTGGGTCATTAGTGCTAATGACAGTTAAGGTATTTCCGTTAACACCTGTATCGCCAGAAACGTGAATTGGCATTAAGTTCGATTGATAGTAATGAACTAACGGTGCGCCAAAATCCCCTACTTCCCAAGACATAGCGATATCATCGTTACGTTGTGGTGCGAATTGGTTTAAACCATTTCCTACGATGGCAGGTATAATGGTATCTGGTAAATAAACTTTAATACCTTCCGATACGGAACCATAGTTCTTGAAGAACATAATAGCTTGCGCTAATTGTTGGTAAGAACTAATCGCAGTAGATCCATTACCGAAGAAACGATATGGGCCTGAATAAGTATTTTGGGTACCGTTTAATTGACTAACAACTGAAGAATCCCAGTTTTTAGCAATGTTACCTTCTACCATATTGGATAATTCAGCGATAGCAGATTTACCAAACACACGCATGTAATCTTCTTCACCTTTTTCTAAGTTGAAGATTCTTTGTTGTGCGGTTACTGCAAAACTGGTGTTATTTGCTTGATCTGCAACGAGTTGCAACACACGTTGAACAGCAGGTTCAAACGATGCTACAAGACCCGCAGCAGTTGTAAATCTTGGTGGCAAATCAAAGGTTACTGTAGAACCTAAGTTTGCTTGAATCTTATCAAAGTCTTTAAATTTTGTATTTGCAGTCGAAATGTGACAGCAAAGGTTTAATAGCAAACCCAACGATGAACGTTGATACGTTTGCACTTGTTGTAAAATATTTTGCGGGAAAACAGCCATTGTTTTTCTCCTAACGACTCAAATTAATTCGTTGGATAATGACTGTGCTGGTCGTTAACCTTTGTACTTTTTCCTAGCAGCACCAACCGACCAAGCACCATTATCCATTCCGGTGTTTGAAGGTCGCAATTGGCTGAGTGGCTCATTGGGAACTCGTACATTTTTGGCGTTATCATTTTCTTTTAATGAAGAAGATAGTCGCTGTGCTTGTACGATTGCATCCTTAGGTGACATCATGGCAAGGTTTTCCAAAACCGCCATTTTTGTACGATCTTTACCTAATTCATACAATACGTCGCCTGAATTATCTACATAATCAGCTAGTAATTGAACTACATTAGGAAATGACGCGTACTGTATGTCACCTGTGACTTTATCAAAATCTTGATATTTCTCACGCCCTACCTGCACTTTATTCCAGAAGTTTTGCACTGTACGTTGGGCTAATTCTTCTTGTGATCGTGTTTGTGCTTCATGTGTCCACTGGTCACGCAAACGTTGTGCTTCTTCTGCCGCAATCTGTCGATATCGGTTTTCGTCGACGCCCATATTAGTTTGAGGTTGCTGATGTCTGCCAGCATCGCCGTATTTCTGGGCTACGTAATCAGGCTGTTCGGCCTGCAAGCGTCTATAGCGATCTACCGCTTCATTACGCTCACGTTTTACGATATCTGTTACTTCTGATTGCCTAAAAGTTCGCTCATCATTCGAAGGTATAGAGGATTGAGGTGTACTTGCCGTCGATGATGATGCAGGAGTGTTGCTAGAGTTATCAGGACTCTGGCTCATTCCTTGTGCCATTTCAGTCATAAATCGCTTCCTTGCTGACTATTAAAAACCCGTCACGGTAATTGATGCTCCACGTTTAAGATGTGGTCTCTACTATATTTTCCAATCATCCTGATCAGAAGTTTCACGTTTAGTTTACGCTAGCTATTAACCCGCTACGGTAATATCACCCTACAATAAGGTACTTTAATTGTCAATGAAAAAAAGGCCAGAAACCTGGCCATGCATGAGGAAAGAAAAATACTATTGAGCGGCTATGTAAGCTATGTAATTAATGGTGCTAGCACCTGGATCAGCCACAAATTCTACAGAAAAACTACCTGATCCTACTGAAATATTATTAATAGTAGTATTAGTTGTTAATGTTGCAGGTACTGCAATGACAATACTGCTCACGGTAAGGCCGACAACAGGAATGATATAAGGGCCAGGGCCACCGCCTGCAATAGCATGTGTATTAGCTTTTACATCAGTGACTTTCTGAACGTTAGCCACAGCTATACCAGCATCTCCAATAGTTCCTGCTGTATCTACCGCTTCAACTAAATTAAATGCAACAGTTGGGGTTTGTACGGAAGCTACAGATGCTTTTGTATTATCAGATACAGCTTTTGCCGCCGCTTGTCCTAATACTCCGCCATCTTGAATTGTTCCTGCAACGTCGCTAAATGTTGCAACATGTCCGACTACAGCAGCACCATTCACTGATGCAAGATTAGCTTTAGTTACATCTGATGCGGCTCTACTTGAGGCAGTGCCTTTCACACCGCCGTCTTGAATAGAATTTGTACCTGACCAGGTAGCAAAATGTCCAGTCACAGGTGCACCACCGGTAACGGTTACATCACCCGGTTCGACAGCTTTATTCAACGTAATAACACCATTTGCGATACTTACTACAAACAATGCATAAACACCAACCCCAGTTTCAGGAATGTAGTTATATAACATTTGTATAAGATCGCTTTGGTTAATTGGATAACCTTCTAGACTTACATTGTTTAGATATCCTGCGGCTGTAACAGTAGCAAGATCATCTGTGCTCACCATCAATTTAGTGGCTGGTAATAATCCACCTTGACCCACAAGAGGAGTTGGTAATTGTAAAATACCCATGTCGTTATCCTCTCACCGGTGTGTGGCCGCCGCCAGAACGTTTAAATGTATCTTTACCATGGCTCATGCCCATCTTGCCATGTTGGCCTACTTCCATGTCGCCAGGACGCATTTTAACTCTTTCAATACCTTGCTGGTGATTATCACTGACATGACGATTGTCAATCATAGATGAATGGTGCGCAGATTTATGTTTTTCGCGCATTTTGTGATGTTCCATTTCGCCTTTGCGATTGTGATGCATTGTAATTCCTCCATGAATTAATAACCGTATAGTATCAAATCAGTCTTCCAAAAGTAATATTTTTCTGCATGCGTACTTCTGGATTAGGAAACGACCATAGTTCCCCTGTATCGTCTAATGCTATAGTCCATATGTGATTGTATTCACATCCGTAGTCTGTTAAAAAAATTGCTAGTCCAGATCCTTTTGGACATGTCATTGGTATAGGCGGGTTTAATTGAATAATCATCCGTCTATATTACCTTTGGTTGGTTTCTTCATTTTACGACGTGTTTTGTTTGTATCTTTAGCCACAGGCTTTACAGATTTTTTTGTATTACCAATCGCTTTCTTTGCATTCTTTACATAGCGTGCTTGTTCAGGATCTTTTGCCTTAACCATTTATTTGCTCCTTTTGATTCGTTTATGCATCTTTTCAAAAATATCAATAATCTAATTTTAATATAGCTTTCTTAAGTTCTTCATAATTAACTTCAAAAGTTTTTAAAATAGATTTTTCCCCATCACATACTATGTTTATAGAAACAGTTTCTTCATTATCACATCTATCTATTTTGAAATTTAAACCATTATGAAAATCTTCATATCAATTACTATGAGAGCTTATAAATACTTCAACAATCACAAGTTATTTTCCTTTTATTTTTTTATGCATATTGTCTAATTTACCAACAATCTTCTTTTCTTTGTTTATCAATTTCTTCTCTTTCATTTCATGCTTCATTTGTTTTTTTGGAGATCCATAAGGACATGATTTGTTTTTCATTTCTTCTTACCTTTCTTGGATTGCGCTTTGCGTTTTACTGAATATGCGATGGCAACACTTTGTTTCTGCGGCTTTCCCGCATGCATTTCTGCACGTACATTTTCGGAGAAAGCTTTCTTGCTTGCTGATTTTTTAAGTGGCATCTTTATGCTTCCTTGCACTGATTTCAAAAATTTCCGTTAACTTACCCTTTAAAAGACCTGTAGCTAATTCGCATAACTCATTAGGTTCCTCTTCAGGCGCCCAGCCAGTGCCAATCCTTCCGCCTTTGGGAATATTGGCATTAATGAGCTTTCTCAGTTCAGGCGTCACGTCTATTTCGCCTATAGAAAGGTTCATAATTTTTTCTGATATCTTCTTGACCTGCGCCATCCATGACTCTACGCTGTGCCATTTCTAATTGACGTTGATCAAGTTTATAAGTCTTTTGTAATTCCTTTGGTGATGCTTCTTGAAAATCTCTATATGTGGGCTTTCCTTTCATTTCGTAACTCCATTACAATTATTTCCATTAACATAAGTAATTGTTCTTTATTCAATTCAACATAGGAAAATGGTTGTTCTTCTTTTCTTTTACATTCTTTTGCTATTATAACTCCTATACCTGGTATTTCTAATGCCAAATTTCCACCATGTCCATTTATAACACTCCCTATTAATATTTTCATTTTACTTTCTAAATTCCTTATTTGTCATAATTCCATACTCTGCCTGATTTTATGTTAGATATGTGTGAATCACTGACATTGAATTTCTTACTAATATCAATGCATGATTCACCCACTTTTATTAATTCTTTTATTTGATTTACTTCTTCTGTTTTAAGTTTAGCATTAGGGTTATTTTCTCCTCTATTATCGTAATTAATAAAGTAACTTATACACTTTGCTCGGCAAGACAAACTACAAAACAATGCCATACCACGCTTAACTTTTGTAAGTTCTGCATAAAAATGCTTTCCGCAATGTCGGCATAATCGATTAATATTATGACTCGCTTTTGTCATATATCTTTCCTTACGCTTACTATTGTCACATCGTTTACAATAACAACCAAATCCATCAACAAACTTTGCAGATTTATAAAAATTTTCTCTCGTTGCAGGTAATGTTGCATGACACATACGACATGTCTTTTCTCCATTCTTGTCATGATACATTTTCTTACTCAATGCTTAGCTGCTCCGCTTTGAACATTTTGTTTATGTCGATGGTGCATGTCTTTATGCTTAATACTCATGTCAGTAGCTTCTTTCAAATGCTTATGCTTTTGATCTTCGAGTTTCATATTCATATTTGCTTTATGTACTGCTCTTTCTGTATCTGCTTTATAAAGTTGCACTGAATTTCTTTCTCGCTCTTTAATAATAGAGGCTTCGATATCTTTTAATTGAGCTTCTATTTTTAATATATCCATCTTGTTTTGTTGCTCATGTTTACGTTCATCTTGCTGCATTTTTTGCATGGTAAGTTGATTCTTAACAACCAATGGATTATTTTGCATTTCTTGTTGTTGCTGTTGCATAGCCATTTGTTTACGTTGTTCGAGCTCTTGAGTATATTCATCCACCATTTGTTTAAGTTGTTCAACACCTTTACCTTCCATGTTATCCAAGACGAAATTAAGTCCTTTGCTTGCAATAAACTCTGCAAACAATGGCGACATTCCCATCATTTCTTTCACCATCATTATGGTACGTGATTTTTGAACTTGGAACGAAGCACCTGCTTTAACAACTACATTTAAAGAATTAGCATCAAAATCCATGTCAAGACCTTGTTCTTGATTGATCTTTACAAAGTCTTTTTTGCCATCATTGTCCATGACAGGAATCGTTCGAGGCGTCACATAATACTTTGGCATGAGATCTACATAGATTTGCGCTGCGCGTTGAAAGCCTTGCAAGAAGCCAACAATATATGGCATTGCTGCCGCATTGGATTGGCTCGCCGCTTCGACAATGGCAAGACCTGACAATTGATTATTATTAATACCTAAACTTGCATCATAGCTGCCTAAAATATTTTGTATGACGGAATCTGTGCCGCTAAATGCTTGTAATGTTTCAGGCGGAGCAGGAACTTTGATAATCTCACGAATAGGATCAGGTATAGGTTGCTCTGGGTTTTCTTCATAGAAAGCATTAACGACAATATTACTTGGCTTTTGAATATCTTTAATTGCAGCTAACCAGCCTTCTTCTTTCGGTAACGCTTCTTTCTTGATAATAAACTTGTGCTGAACAATGTTTTCAATCTCACTTGCTAACGCGATACCCGCATAATTCTTAAGCCTTTGAGCACCCTTAGCATGATACACATAAGGTCGTGTCACTTGCCTCACATTTCCATTCTTTGGAGTTTTAACGAGCATGCTATTGCCATCGACAAATATAATTGGCAAGTATCTATAATCTGTTTCTTCATGCGCAAGAACCATATTTTCAATCAAAATATAGCGATCAATTGTCTCGAGCATTGTCTTACGTGGCCTACCAGAAATAGCGGGAGGTGCCGCAAAGTCAGACCAGGTTTTTAGCATTTCGTCATACTTTCTTTTTGTCATTACTTCGCCAGTTGTAAGCTTGACGATACTTACTTCTTTCTTTTTCTTTTCGTAATAATCTGCCAGGACAATCATTTCTTTTTCGTCATTGACGTAAGACCAATTAAAACCACCAAAGTCCTTGCGAAAGTTAATGCTCTTAATATCTACATCTGGATATTCTTCTTCAAAATCTTCCATGTCTTTGGGAAATAGTTCGAAACAAAATCTTCCATCCCCCTTGTGGGAGTATTTTGCAATGCGATCAAATCCCGTAAGAGTTGGATCAAAGACGCGTTCTATCCTAATGACTTGGTCAAAACTCATCGGATTAGCATATTCTGTAAATACTTTAATCGCGCTGAACCCACCGCTTAGCAAGTCTTTATATACTTCATAGCGAGTATGTTCGTTAGTTGCATCACAAAGAGTATGTCTAAGATGTTGTTCAAGGACTTGAATCATCATCGGATCAGCCTTGGATTGATCGTCAGATCTCACTTCAATATCAGGTTCCTGCTTAGAAAATTCACCAAGAAGTCGACTGATATAAGCTTCTAGAACGTTAAATTCTAACTGTGGTTTATTGATTGTTTGAAGTAGCGTGATATCATCGTTTGTGAGAGATGAGTCAAATACAAAACGTCTGAACTCATTAAATCTATCGTAATTTTGTCTAAAATAATCATAGCATTCGCGTACACTGCCTTTGATACGCGCGAGCTGATCTTGATATCTTTTTGCTGCCACTTCCATGTGATAGCCTCTATTATTTATGTTGAGATTGTTGTCATTATACTCAAAAGTAGATTATTATATATAATCAAATTCTTTACCTATAAGCATCTCTCTTTAGTCTATCTATTTTATTTGTGGTACTTAATAAGTAACTCGCCAACTCATTCGAAGGCTTTTTGTTCTTGTGCATAATAACAACTGTCTTATCAATAAGTGCGAGCTTAATAGCGTCGTACATGGTATCAGCAATATCATCGAACCTGTGCGAATCGTTAGCAGTGATCTTACGGCAATGTTCAATGCACATATCTGTATGACGACCATAAGTCGGCAAGCTAACGAGTCTTTGCGCCACATATTGTTGAGCTTCCAGAAAACGTGCTGTCTTACTTCCGCTAGCTTTTGTGCGTTCAATTTCAATAAGTTGTAAGCCTTGATATTCTTTTAATACAGACAATAGTGTTACACCTGTTGATTTCTTTTCTATTGCTGCAAGTGTAGGTTTAACTTTATGTTTCATGCAATCAGCATAAAAGTTTAGGAAAGAGTTTTTTAAATCTTTTGGTTCAACTCTTAGTTCAATACAGTTAATCCAATGTAATCCGTATTGATCAGATTCAACATCACCTACTTTAATTTTATATAATCCCCAGAATGAAAATACAGTCGCATCGTTATAGTCTTTATCTGTCTCTGCACTATCGACTGTGATAAATGTAGCAAGAATATGCGGCTCATGCTCATGTGTTACGAACCACTCAGGCTTAAATATACCACCGCCTGCGGGTTGTGGGTTTTGTTGATATTGCGCTGCAAAAGTATAGGGTGATTCTTCTTGCATGCGCTTTAAAGTTTTTAGGTCATGCATCTGTGGATGTAATGGATTTCCAGCCGCATCAATCGCAGGAATAATCAAAGTATCCCATTCACCACTTGCTATCAATCTCGCCGCGAGATCATCCTCATGCAAACGCTGACCAATGAATATGATAGGTGTATCAGGAGAATTAATACGTGATTGTAACGTATTGTAGTACCAATCATTTATACCTTCTCTAATAGTATCACTAGATACTTCATCCGGCTTATGAATGTCGTCAATAATGATTGCGCCACCGAAGCGTTGAATTCCTTTGATACCAGCACCACGACCAGTGATAGAGCCGCCTGCTCCAGCCGCATAGACAGATCCCGAATTTGTCGTTTCAAAATTATCTTTTGCGCTCGTGTCATCTTTAAGTCTTACTCCAAAGTATTCATGATAATCATTCAATTGCAATATTGAACGTATAGTTTGAGTTTGTTTCTTTGCAAGTGAATGCGCATAACTTATATAGAGAAAATTAGAATCAGGATATTGAGCCATTGCCCAAGCAGTGAAATGTATAAGTAATTCAGTTTTTCCATATCGAGGGGGAACATTAATAATTAAACGTTTTGTTTTACCATCGAAAACTTTTACAAGCTCTCGACAAATTGTGATGTAATGAGATTCTCGACCTGGCGGTTCACTTAACTCAAATTTTCTTCCTGTTCTTACATGATAAAATATTTGAGTGAAATAACGTAATGAATTCACCATCCGATGTTTAATGTTTTGATCAATGATCATATGAACTAGATGCGTCTCTGACTTTTGATTCTGATATATCTATATTAAGTTTCTGTTCTTTTTTGTCACCATAATGTGTAGGATTAAGTTTAACAGTTGAGAACTTAATAGTATCAATCTTTAATTTATCTCTATTTATTTTTAATAAACTATCATCTTCATATAAATCTCTATTAGCAATATCTATCGCTTTTTCCATCATTAAATGCGCTTGAACTTCTTTAGCTTGTAGGTAAGACCGTAAAAAGTCAGGGTGTTTTCTGATCCAATTTGAGATTGTTTTTTCGCATGGAAGATGAGGATATAACTCAGATAATTTTTCTATTCCCATAAAATGAGAAGCGATATAACAACAAATTTCTTCACCATATTCAGGCGTATATTTCGTTGGTCTTCCGAAGGGCTTTTTATTGTCTTTTTGCTCTGCCACGTTTGCCAACCTTCTTCAATTCATCATTTAAGAAATTCTTAGCTTGAATATCATCAAGTCCGGTCTCTTTAATTCTATCGACAGATTCTTGATAAGCTGCATTTACTTTTCCAGCGCCATCACAGACATGACATTCTTGTATCATCATCCCGCCGCCCATGACCTGCCCTGAACCTACGCATACGCTACATCTTTGCATAATAAATCCTTTTCGCTCAAATATAGCACACTGCAAAATAATTTCAATTCTTTTAAAAATATCCTCATTTACCTCTTTACATTGTCCGACTATTGTCGTACACTCTCTTTCATCAAGACAACATAAATAAAAGGAAAAACGAAATGACTATTAAATTTAACAAATACAACGTAACCAACGGAACAATTAAAGCAAGAGTAAGATATTCAGTAGGAAATCACATAAGCGGACGTGAATGCGTATGGATTTATGCAAAAGATTTTGACCGATCATTAGGTAAAATATTTGAAACAGAATACAAAAACGAAACCGATTCAAGAGAAGATTATTTTGAAACAGGAAGAGTACTTTTATTTAATGATCATCCACTTTATAAAAAAGCTTTTGAAGTAGCAGAAAAAAATAATATTTACAAATAACCGACTATGGGCGGTTAACCGCCTTTTTTTTATATAAAATTTTTTAAACCAAAAACTTAACAAAAGGAAACAAAAATGCTAAACAATAATTTTGATCACACTGACTTTAACTCTTGCGTTGTTCGTGGAATGTCTCTTTTGAAAAACTTTAAAAATCAATTAATAGAAGATGGTTACGAATTTAATACTTGTATTAACTCTTGCAGATGGGCTATAGAACAAAAAATAATTAATAGAAATTCTGATACAACAATGATGAGCGCAGTCATAGAATTTGTTGAAATGATAGAATCAAGAGAAGAAGGATACAACAACATTTAAATAAAAATAGCTTTATCCTCTACATTAAAATTAAGGAATTCACAATGCGTAAAATAACAATTAAAAACCTCATAAAAATTATTTTAATTGCAATAATAGGTATAACCACATTTTTTATAATATTTAGTTTTTTAACAATTACTTCAGAGCTTGCTTTAGCAATAACTAGAATTATAGTTCATAAAATAGATTTGTTTTTTAATATAAAATAAGGAGTTCACGATGTCCGAAATAATAATGTTATCTACATCTATAATTGTTGCTTTATTTTTCATTTTAATAATAAAGATAATAACCTGATCGTTATAAGGAACCCCCATGTCAGAAATAAAATTTACACAAATGGAATTTAAAAAAATGAAAGGAATAGAATTAACGGATTATGAAAAACAATTGTTAAAAGCATTAGAAAAACCCAAATATTCTATAAAAGATTTAGAAAATCATTTTATAAAAAAAGGAATGAATCCTTATGCCCCATGGATGGAGAAAGATCATAAAAGAATACAAGATATATTAGATAAGAAGGAAATCCCATGTCTGAAATAAAACCAATAAAACATTTTTCAATAGAAATAGGACAAGATGCATTTCGCCTTTACCCTCCTATGCTGACTTTTTATTTAAATGATAGATTTGTAACTCTTCCACTAAAGGATATAAGAGATTGGTTTAATACTATATATGAAAGTAAAGGAAACAGAAGTGAAGAATCTTACAAAGCTAAAAAAAATATAGATCAAATATTTCATGAACTTTTAAATCCATTCATGGATTTTTCAAAAATACTTAAGGAACCCCCATGCGAAAAATAAAATTTAGAATTTTTGACAATACTTTAAAAGAATTTATCACTACTTATGATAATCAAGAAATATTAATAGGCTTAGATGGTAAATTACATTCAAACATGGGGATATTAAAAGATGAATATTTTAAATTAGATCAATTCACTGGCCTATACGACAAAAACAATTTACCTATATTTGAATCAGACATCTTAAAACGTGATGAAATATCATTTGATTTAAATATCGTTGAATTCAAAGATGGAATGTTCGGATGGTACGATAAATTATGTGAAGACTTCACAGTTATAGCGGGATGGGAACCAGAGAGAAGATTAGAAATAATCGGAAACATTCACGAAAACGGAGATTTATTATGCAAGAACTCATAACAAAAAAAATATTTAAAATGGGGGAAGATGATATTTCAAAAGCACAAATTGGCGATGTAATAATAATGAAATACCCACCTAAATTTAAATTATCTATCAAGGCAGAATATGAATTAGTGAACGAAAACCCTGAACTTTTGGAGAATAAATTATGAAACATCAAAGTTATAGCATAATAAAAAAACTTGAATCTTGGACAGGAATACGATGCAAGATATGCAATGAAAAATCTTTAAAAAAAGTTGAAGTAAGAACAACTATTTTCCGTGGGGAAGATGATGTCTTATGGGTTTGTGATAATCACTTATCTTTATTAAAAGAAAAAAACTTCTCTAAATTTTACAAAGAATTCTTAGGAGCTAAATAATGGGTATATCTTTATATAAAAGATGTTCAAGCTCGCTTTATGCGGTTAATAACAGCAATCCAGATCCTAAGAGATATACAATATTATTACATTCACAAATAAATGATTATTTAATGGTAGTAGTTCATTATCCTAATTGCACAAACTTTGAAGGATTAAAAGTTATGGTTTATGAATATATTCATTCAATAGAAGAACTTATTCAAAAAACAAAAGGTGAACTCGATCCTCATTTTTCTAAGGATGGTGTATCACCTATTGCACGATTCAAACCGACAAAGGAAGGAATAGAAATGGCTAAAAAATTTATGGAGTATAAACAATGACTAAACAAGAATTAGCAAAAATAGTATGTGAAGCTTACGAACAAGGATGCAAAGATACTATATTGATTTTTAAAGAACTTGTAGATGGAGCACAACAACGTATAAATATACTTGCCAAACCAATGATAGAAAAATTTATTAAAAGCATGGAGTCTAAATCATGACTAACATAGATTTTAGTGATGCTCTAGACGTAACACATGAACTTGTAGAGTTACAAAAACAATGGATGGAAGAAACAAATATTAAAATTACAGGAAAATTTATGACTGCTTCACAAATGAGTAATTTCGTTTTTTGGCAAATGTGCAAAATGAAAGATAGTTTTAGGAATGTAAGAAACAGAAAATTCAACGAGGAATCTAAATAATGGAAGATTTAAAAAATTGTCCGTTTTGCAGTTCAAACGAATTATCTTTTAATGATGAGCAATATATAGGAACTATTTTTATTGAATGTGAAAGTTGTGGCGCAGAAACAGGCTATTCTGATTGCGTAGAAAAAACGAAAGAATTGTGGAACACCCGCGCATCGCAGTGGATATCATGCGAAAATTCATTGCCATTAGAATATGTAAAAGTACTTTGTTTTTTTCGTAATGGAAAAATGAAAGTATCAAATATAGATATATTTGGAGGATGGGAATTTATACTAGATGAATCTCCGATATTCTGGCAACCCCTACCAACCCCACCAAAGGAAACCACAGAATGATATTTGAAATACAAGGTGAAACTCCAATGTATGTCTCAGTTAATAAAATAGAATCTATTTATTCAAAAGAAGAATATTTATGGATAACTATAGTTATGGATAGCAAAAATACTTACAACTCTATCTATGAAACACTAGAGAAAAAAGAAATAGCTTTTTATCAATTAATCAAATTAATGAAAGGTGAATAATAATGAAATTCGAACTCGCATTAACAGAACTCCGAAAAGGTAAAACGATAAAGCTATCTAGTAGTGACTATACAATATTAAATTTAGAAGAAAATCTTGGATATGTTTTACATGCATCTCAATTAGTTGGAGATGACTGGGAAATCATTGAAGAACCAGGAAAAACATTCCCTGAAGTTTTTGAAGCGTTTAAAGAAGGTAAAAAAATAAGGCGTAAAAGTTGGGAAAAAGGACTATCAAATGCAAAAGATAGAACATTACATATTTGGGTTGAAGATATCTTATCAACAGATTGGGAGATTGTAGAATGAATATAGAACAAATAAAATTAAAAGCAAAATTAATGATTGAAAGAAGAAAAAAATGGGAAAAATATTTTAAAGAAAACAATATACCATGGGATGATAAAATTATTTATTTACCTTTATCCGAAAAATTAGTTAAAAATTTTGTTGACTCAGTTAAAGGAAATAATTGATGAACCTCGAACAAATAGTCACCTCACTTGATCTAAGCAAAAAACTTAAAGAGTTAGGAGTTAAAAAAGAAAGTTATTTTGCATGGTTCAACATACCATATGCAGAAAAATGGGAAGTTATGCTTCAAACTAAAAGCTTAATAGGATTACCATGCTACACCGCCTCCGAGCTATTAGAATTATTACCGAAATTTATAGATAAAAATGGACTTAATTATAGTTTTGGAATAGTCCCATCAGGGGAAAAGGAATGGTATGTAGGATATAATGATAAGTTAAATAAAATTGAATTAAAAAATTTATGGGATAAAAATATCTGCAACGCGCTAGCAAAAATGGTGATTTATTTAACAGAGAATAAAATTCTATATTTAGGATAATGATTTATGTGGAAACCAATAAAAGGATATGAAGATATTTATGATATAAATAAATCAGGACAAATAAAAACAATGGGAAGAAAATATAGCGATGGAAGATACTATAAAGATAGAATTTTAAAACAAAGATTATCCAGCAATGGTTATTATACCATTACTTTATATAAACATGGAAAACCTAAAGTATTTACAATTCATAGATTGCTTATGATTACTTTTGTTCCCAATATAAAAAATTATCCTTGTGTGAATCACAAGAATGGGATTAGAACAGACAATAGGTTATGTAACTTAGAATGGTGTAGTAATTCTTATAATCATTTACATAGTTTTAAAAATAATGGTCGAGTAACATGGAATAAAGGTAATATTACTAGACGATTAATAAAATGCATTTGTGAAAAGATGTTTCATGCTAGAAGAAAAACATCTATTTCATGCTCGCGTAAATGTGAATTTATAAGAAGAAAATCATGCTCATCTATCTTATCGAAAACAAAATAATCGAGGCTTAAATGGAAACCACTGCAAAAAAAATCACTTTCCGTGCGACAAAAGAAGATACTCGGCAAATGGAAGAACTTATAAAACAACTGGGTGAATCACAAAGTCAGATATTAAGACGAGCGTTACATGATCTTTATAGACTTACTTTTTCTTCGGCATCATGAAAGGTATAGTTGGGACGTCATCATAGTTACCAAAATAAAACTTGTAAATTTGTCTGATGTCCCACACGAGAAAAATAAGCATCATAATCATGATTTGACGTACGACACTGTCATTAACATAATCAATAAAATAGACATCAATAAAAATAGCAACCATCGCAGCAAGTGCCAGTAAAGGACGAATAAGTTTCTGTGCACCCTTTTCTTTTTCAGCGGATAGCCTTGCATTTTGTAAATCATTTAATTGCAATTCGAGTTCTTTCAGTTTTTGAATGTTGGCAGGATCTTGTAGAACTTTAGCCACTTGCTCTGTGTTAGACATATCAACTCCCCCCAACGCGGTGGAAATCAACGAACCAACAACTGAACCGATGGGGCCGCCTAAAGCTGTCCCCAAAATGGGTGATACTTTGCTTATTATATCAATAATCAATGCGGGAATCATAGTTACGCCTTGTAAGCCCTATTCAACCAACCGGGTAAAAAGTCAATTTGAGAAGCATTATGTTCGACAATCATTCGGTAATACGATGCTCTTTCTGAGCGCATCGCGATAACAAGATAAGTACCAGATTGATTAATTTGATCAAGTGTTTCGTTTCCTAAAATACCATCATCTGCTAATAATCCATGCGTATGCATTACTGACCAGCATGCGCGCTGAGCAATTTTAATAGCTGGACTGATACCAAGATTGACAGCGCAATCAAAAATATAATTAACTGATGCTTGGGTATTAATTTTAAAAAATGGCGCATGATCCCAAAACTCCCCTTGATAAATTGCCTTTGCGCTTTCCAAACTCAAATCAATAATGTCTTGTTCTACGGCTTCACCATGAACAAAAACACCATATGTTTTTAATTTTTCTGCTGAAAGTGAACGCATAAAACGAAGTGAAATACCATACTTAGTCGTTCCCCCCAGATCGTTAGGGTTACTACTTACCTTGTCCATGTCTTCAGAATCGCACTCATTTGCTAACACATAATTGATCGCGACGTCGAAGGAATTCATAACTTACTTTCCGCACGATCAACCATTTTTGCAAATAATACATGCAAATGTTGAACATCTTCTTTCACGGTGGTGACGTCATTACATAATTCAGAATGCATAAACTTATATTTAGCTAATCCAAAACCCAATAAGCCGCCAAAAAAGATAGGTATGCAAAAATAAACGACAAAATCTAACATTAAGATACTCCGTCATCATAATTGATTTAAAAAAGTATCACGATCTTACCTATAAATCAAAATGTTCGACGTGAAACATGCGTGCGGAAATTTCTTGCAAAAAAAATACAGTGCAGTAAAATGCTTTTTCTTTAAACAAAAGGAGACTTTAAATGCCAAAATTACCAGAATACGCCACCAAAAAAGATTTAAAACTATTATATAAAGATGTGAATAAAGAACTCGTTTCTTTTTTCTCTGATCTTGTCAAATTAAAAAGAATCGTTGAAAAACACATAGGTTCAAAACCACCCCGAAAGCCGCGCACAAAAAAAACTGTTAAAGCAATAGAGCTTGGTCTACAATAAATTTTTTGGTAAGTAACACACTCCCGGTCAGTTCAAGTAAGGCGCATTCTCATATCCAATGCGCTTTTTTTTACAACTTTAAATAATCTTCGATTGATTTTTTCGCTTTTTCCCAGTCGTCAAACCAATCCGTTTTATACCCTTCTTTCGCCATGTCGGCCAAAAACTGTTCTTGCAATAGCGTGGGTTTCTTTCCTTTGACCTTAAGCTCTATCCAATACCCGCTATAAGCCCCACAGGGACGCGCTACAAAGAGATCGGCACACCCAAGATACATTCCCATGTCCTTAAGCCATTTTGCGGTAGCAAAACTACGTTTGCCCTCATTAGGTATATGGATGATCGGTATTTTCATTAGACGCGCCCACTTCACCAACGACTGTTGCGCTTGGCTTTCTGTCGGCATCTGCATTTTCAACTTGAACGCCATCCTTGGCACTCCCATACAATTTACTCAATAGTTCCATTTTTTGTTCATAACTTATCAAACTGACTCTGAAATTATCTTTACTTCTTTGCATGTTGGTAGTTACTCCACTTAGTTTGTCTCAACAAATCCTCAAAGCACTCGATAGCCTTCTTTAAATCCCCTTCCCATGCGCTATAAACCTCTTTCGCATATTCCTGCAACTCAGGTAGCGGCTCTCCGTAAAACGTCCCTACGAGCTTTATATTCATCCACAGGCGTTCCTTGGGTGTCATTTCATTTTATCTTTCAATTGTTTCATAATTTCTTTCATAACCTCAATGCCAAGTTCTTTCCCTTTGTATTTTTGAAAAAGCAATTTAAAGGGATCATCGTCTTTTCTAGGATTCTTTAACATATATTCATGTAATAAGGGAGAGACTTCGGGAGACTTTTCATCATAACTAATTTTAGGATTATGAAAATTGTATCTTTCACGCTCTTGCCTACATAATTCTACAAATTGTTTTATCGTGGGTGGTTGATCATATAATATCTTGCATTGCTCAATAGCTTTGCTGACTATATCTCCATTAAAATGTTGCAAAGGAAAAAACCACTCAATTTGATTTGCCAAAATATCCGCATCAGACTTCATGTTTTGAGTCCAAAGCCCTTTGTAAATCAAAGAAAATCTAAAAAATAAATTATCTAACCAAGAGGGAAAGTTTTGGTAATCCTGATTGCTCTGGTTGTTGTTCTCGTAATTGCGCATTTATAGCTCTCCTCATTAAATTATGTTGAATATCTACGCTTTTAACAGGGTTTGAGGTCTGTTTTTCTGCTCTGTATTCGCTGGCTTTCCTTAGCCAATTTCTAAATGCTGCATTCCAATCTTTCCATTTTTTACCAGTTTTCAAAAAATGGTCTATAAATTTATCTTTTTCTTGCTCTAAATCTAAATTAGCCGCCGCACAGATAAGAAAATGAGAATCATTAGGTTGAAAATTGATATCAATCAAAGATTGAAGTTTTGGCGGTCGTTTCGCTTTTAAAACGACCCCATCTTTTATCTTTTCTTTGTTATTTTTATATCCTTTATTATCTATATTATTTGTAGTGGGGGGTTTTCCACACGTGTGGTTATCCAGCGGGTGGATTTTCACACCTGTGGCGGATTTTTCATAAGTATTTGATTCTTCAGGAATAAATCTACTGCCGTTTAATATTCTGATTTCAGATTTGCGCATCTTGCCATTTTCGTCTCTTTCTCTTACATATTCGATAAGTCTATGTTTATTAAGATAAGCAAATATCTTTTTTATCTTATCGTCCCCGATTCCAAAATGGGATTTAATATGTGATTTTATGACTTGCCAATCTTTTGGTAGGGTTAATAAATAAATCCAAATAAATCCTGCTTCCATGTTTTTTATATTTTGTACAACATAAGTATTAGCTTGAAAATAAGGTATTGTTTCACCTGATATTTTAGGGTTGAATTTTTCAACAGACATAAATAAATTCCTTGTTTTTTTAGGTTGACCTTCCCTTGGCCTCGTATATAATTGCGTCGGGTTTAGGAAAACCTGTTAGTTAATAAGCGCCCCGCGCTCAACGGGGCGTGTTCAACAAATCAAATTCGGTCATCTACTCTACTCAAATCAAAATATAATATCCATCCTACTCCCCTCCCCTCTTCTGTATTTTGTCACAAAAATAATCATTTTTGCGGCAGGGGAGTGCATATTGATACCATGACATCACATTGTATTTGCATATCATAAGGTTATACAATATCATAGCGATATACAAAGTCAAATTAAAACAAGGAATCTAAAAATGGCACACTATGAAAAAATTGAAAACGTAAAAATTTTTCCCGTTCGCATGTCTGGAGAATTACATAGTCAATTGAAAAAATTAGCATATTTGACTGAAAAACCGGTAGCAGAATTAATAAGAATGGGTATTCAATTAAAATTAGAAGAATATAAAAAAGTGTTGACAAATGCAGATATCGCGATATAATAACATTCATAAAATGAATAACGAGTGGTTGTAGTAAGTCACCATAACTATAAGTACTACATAACATAAGTAGTCATAGTAATACTAAACCTAACATAGTTTAGGTAAACATAAGTAAGTTAAACATTAATATGAGGAAGTAAGTATGAGTAAGATAGTTTTAGAGTTAAGCAATGAGTGTTTAGTTCAACTAAAACATGCTGCATTAGATAGAGGATTAGCTTTAGATAGAAATGTTAAACCTATTGAAATTGCAGTTGAAATACTAGAAAAGTTTGCAAAAAAGAAAATGGGTAAAAGTGTAGAGGAAGTAAATTAATCAATTAGGGTGTATGTAGAGAGCTAGAACTCTCTACATACTGAACTGAAACAATCTTTAAGGAGACCTCTCAATGTTCGAGAGAAGTATAGATCAATATTTATCAGAAAAACAAGTATCAAGTGTTATAGATTACAATAGATATTCAGGAGTTGTATTTTTTAATGACGGCACTATCAGATGCCCCATGTGCGAATCAAGGCACGAAAATAATACAAATTGCCAAAGGATGGGCTAATCATGAGTATACCTTACATATTACCAAAGCATTTTAGTATGGGTGGAGAAATATACAATTACGTTGAAGGTTTAGTATCACAAGGCGTAAATAGTTATAGAGATTTAGATGCGGAAGAAAAGCAAAAGATATCTGCATTGATCATAAGAGAACTTGGTGCAGATGATTTTGAAAGCTTAACAGGTTGTGACAATACAGAAGATACGATGCAATTATTTGCTAACGCTTTGTATAACAATGATCCTAAATCAGATAAGAAACTTTTAGATTTTATAAAGATGAACGCCATAGCGAATCACGGATGGGAGGTTGACGAGTTAATAAGTGAAATAAAGTCATGTCATAAAGTATCAAAAATGTTGGAAAATAATTTTATCTCTTATACGGATAAACAAACAGGTGAGTTGTGCTGGAGGAAACAAGCATGACTGATTATATAACATCTAAGGACAGAATAGGAAAAAGGGAGGTTTCAGTGGCAGAGGATTTGTTATTAGCACTCATCATTGTAGCGACAATATCGTTATCGATTTACGCACTTACGTACTAGGAAATAAAATTATGGCTATTTCACAACAAAGTTTATCACCATCAACAAAAGAAAATGAAGATTTATTATATAAGGTCATTCTTGAAAATGACCTTTCCAGATTGAGTCCTATAGAAAAAGTACAGCATGTTAAAAATGTATGTTTAAGTTTAAATTTAAATCCATTAACTAAGCCTATTCAATTAATAAAATTCCAAGGAAAAGAAATACCTTATTTTACAAAGGATGCAACAGAACAACTTAGAAAAACTAATAATATTTCATTAACGATAAAAGACACACAATTGATTGATGATATCTACATGGTGGTTGTTGAAGCTAAAACGGCGGATGGTAGATCAGATACAAGCACAGGAGCTGTGTCATTATTAGGTTTAAAAGGTGCTGATAAAGCTAACGCATTCATGAAAGCTGAAACCAAGGCTAAGCGTCGAGCTACATTGTCAATATGCGGTCTTGGCATGCTTGACGAAAGTGAGCTTGATGGATTGCCACAAGAAAAAAATGTTTATGTAAAACCGGTTGTTGTTCCTAACAAGCAAATAGCTAATGACACTATTCAAGTTGAATTCGATCAAGAGAAATTTGATGCTTATATTTATGAAATGTCATTATGCAAAGACAAAGAATCATTAAAACAGGAATTTACAAAAGCATGGCGTGATCCAATAATTTCTTGTAATCAAGAAGCAAAGAATAAATTAACAAGTATAAAAGATAAATTTGTTTTACAAATAGAACAAACAATGAAAGATGAATTCTTAGCAGAATATGACTCAACAACAGGAGAGATTAAAAATGAAGCCTCTTTATGAATACACAAATGAATATAAAAAAGTAATTGAATTAATTGAAAACTGTGATGAAATAACGCCTGAACTAATGGACATGCTAGAAAGCGTGTCCGTTGATGCAAAAGAAAAAATAAAGAATGTTGCATCTTATATAAAAAATTTAGATGCGCATGCAGATAATATATATAAAGCGATAGCTAATATGTGTGAGCGCGCTGTTTTAATAGAAAAAAAAATAACAAGTATGAAAAATTATTTAAAACATAACATGGAGGCCTTACAAGTTAAAGAAATTAAAACACCCGAGTTCGATATTAAAATTAGATACAATAATTATTCTCTTGACATACAAGATACAGAATTGTTACCAAAAGAATATTTAAAAGAAAAAGTAACCACGCAAATCGATAAGAAACAAATTATAAAAGATCTAAAAAATGATGTGTTAGTACCCGGAGTTACATTCAAAAAAACAAGCAGTGTTAATATAAAGTAATGATATCCTGCATCGAATTTTTAACCATTCTTCTATGGAAGAATACTGAGGGTTTTCATTTGATGCAGGAATCACCAATATAAGGTTTATAAAATGAAAAAAGATGTAGATATGCCAAAGATATGGGAAGAAAAATATAAAACAGAAGGTTCAAATGATGATATCTATTTAAGACTTAATCAATCAGACTCAAGTGAAATTTATGTAGAGATATGCGATAAGAATGGTAATGCTATAGAAAAAGGTTCTAGAATTTTATCGTTTGATTTTGGATTTAATATAGTAATTTTATGTGAAGGCGTAAGTAAAAATTTACCTGTTAAAACTGATATAACAGATACGGTATTAACTGAACGCGTAGAAGACGTTATAAGTTATACGAACAGATTACTTATGAGTAAACGAATGTATGAAATGGTTAAAGAACATAAAGAATCAAATACACATAAAACTTCAACTCATTAAAGAATTAAATTTATACATAATAAAATATATTACTTGACTTTACTTCGTAGAGTATTTGATGAACAAAGTAAGTATACAGTGAGAGAGTTAATACAAGTCCGGTAATAATACTTACCGGTCATTTGACAAAAAGAATACACATGATATTTAAGCAACCGAGTAATATAACAAATCGTTTAGTAATGTAAAGCGTAATATTTTATGGCCGAAGATACTATATGAATATGACGTCTATCGCCAAGAGGTAATTTAAAATTACAATTCTGGTTTATATGGGAAAATAGGCCACCATTTATGGCCAATTGTATTAGTCCTCTGGTGAGGCGCGCATAATGAGAAAAGTAGGGTTCGATTCCCAGCGCTAATACGAAAGGCCACCATTTAACTTTAAGGAGATGTAGTATGAAAGGTTTTATTTGTTTTATAGTATTACTATGCACATTATCATTTTTAACAAAATCACATGCAGAGGAAAGTTTATTCGGCAACATGAATAAATCGTATGGAGTAAGAGAAGATATCGTCGCTTTTATTCAATCAAAAATACCTAGATATAATTCTGAAGCAATTAAAGCGGCTTTCATTATCGCTCGACAAGAACAAATTTTATATTACGAAGCAACAACGCCAGAAGAAGCAGCAAAAGCAGTACAGAAAATCATTATAGCTAATGAATGCATGCGACAAGCGTTTGAAAATAAAGTTTCTTCTTATTTGATATATAAAGACATAGAAAATCTCATGCAGAATAACAAAGAACGAATGAATCATACATGGGCTGTTAATGAAAAGTTTTTTGCAAAAAATCACTATCAATTCAAAAGTTATGAAGGTGATGAATTAAAAAAACTATGCATGAGTGGAGAATATTAAAATGAAGTTTATTCTCAAATGCATGTTTATTTTTTTAATATCACTGAGCTGCTACTCTATCACACCGAAACTATATATTTTATTTATCAATGGAGTAAATTCTAACGTTCAAGATGTTGTATTTAATCTTAATCGAATCAAAGAAGTCGTTAATGTTAAATCGAATGTGATTGAATGGGGATTTCTTTACAACCCTACTTCTGGATCATTAGCTCAAGACTTACATGACACGATGAAACAAAAGAAACAGGAAGGTAAAAACTTATCTATTGATGATTACGTTAAAACCTATATGAAAACATATAAATTAAATTATTTTGAAAATAGCAAAGAATACAATGATCTTAAGAAAAATATTAAAGAATATTATTCAAAGGATAATAGTTTCGTAGGGAAAAACTTAGATAATATTATTGATCAATTTAATAATGTAGTAAAAGACAAAAGTAATTCCTATGTTCTTCTTATAGCACATTCACAAGGTAATCTTTATGCAAATCAACTTTATGATTATCTTATTAATGGCGCTTCCTTTCCAAAATCTAGGTTATCTATTGTAGGTATCGCAACACCTTCTGATAAAATTCTCGGAACCATTGCTATTCCTAAAAACGCGGATCAAAATAGATATATCACATCAGATACGGATTTTGTCATAACATCACTTAATATTTTTCTTACTTTTAATCCTGTTTCGAATAAGGCATTACCTGCAAATGTTCATATTACTAAATGTGAGGATCAATCCTGTCATGGAATTGTGACATCTTATTTAAATGATGATAATACAAGAAGTGTTATTTCATCAAAAATAAATGCGTTTATTGCATCCATTAAAAAGAATATTCTTGAAGAACAATTGAGTAAAAATATAAACGTCATGTTTTGGATGAATGAACAGTTTTCTCAAATTGCTATATTAAGAAGTGGATTAGGTAAAGTCATTTGTGCGAATGGAACATGCGATAAAGACCACATTAATTATATCGATACTAATATATCAGAGTTTGATGAGTATAATAATTATAAGTGGTCGTCTGATGGATTTATGAAAGGCCCTTTCATGTTGTTAGTTCCCAACAGAAGTTATTTAGCATCTCCTAATGCTTATTTCTTTATACGCGGGAATATTTCGATTGCTCGCGATTATGTTATTGAAGATTGTGCTTTCAATTATCGTGATCAAAAACAGATTGAAAAAAATCGTAATAGTCCATTTTATAACATTCCATACGCTAACATAGAAACAATGATAAATTTCGGTTGCCCAATACCAAACGATTTAATAGCTGATAATGGAAGGCATGTTATATTAGGTGAAATATTAGTGTAGTAAAAAAGCCCCGACTAAGGGGCTTATTATTCTTACGCTGCACCAATGATTGCCCATGTGACAGTAGAATTGTCGCCGCCGTCTGTTGAAACAATCGAGAAAGAAACTCCTGGTACAATCGAAGCATTGGGAACAGTTAAAATGCCTGCCGTACCGCTAACTGCAACGTTTGTCACACTCACATGATCACCTACTGCAATAGCACCGGTATTCACTACAACAATTCCGGCGACAAGTGTTGCTGTTCCGATTGCGCCACCTGCCGTGTTTGGATATTTTAATTTGCCGCCAACGACGGGCAATGTAAGCGATCCATCCGTACCCGAAATTTTCGCAACTGTTAATTCAGTACCATTTTGATAAGCATCTAATTCAATATCTGAAAATTCAGCGCCAGCAGTGCTTGAAGTAACATGAGCTAAGAACTTAGCATAATTAATTGCAGTTGGTGCTGTATTCAATCCTTGTGCGGTGAATCCCCATCTGAAAGACGGAGTAGCTGTACCATTATATGAAACAATAGTTGTCTGATCCGTTCCACCATCATTGTTAATGATAAATAACGGATTAGCGCTATTTAGTAGAACAATATTACCTAATGCACCAGGCGTTCCATTATTGTAAACCGCTTGTAAAGTGGCTCCTGCCGTTGCCAATGCGTTGTCTATGCCCTCTAAATATCCAGTTAGACTATTAAATGCCCAATTACCAGCCACGAAATTAAAATTAGTTGGTGTGAAAGACGTTAAAAGTGAGCTATCTGTCAAACCAGTCGGATCAATATTACCAACGATTGCGCCGTTCGTAAGATTTGGAGGAAAAGTATAAGATGCTGTATCAAGTATAATTTGAGAATTTACACCACTTATAACCGGGCCGATTTGAATATTGGAAAAGAAAAATTGTCCTAACGCAAAGCCACCGGTTCCTGTGGAACTATCAATAGTAACTAGACCACCTACATTACATCCTACAATGTTTACTTGTGCGCCTGCACCACCTGATCCTGTGGCGTTAGCAGTTATATTTGCAGTAAAAGCGTCTTCGATTTGTAAGAAAGTATCATTCAGTGTGATACCACTCGGGAATGATGAAATTCCCAAAGCTGGATTCTGACAATTCTTGATGACTAAAGTATTAAATGTACCATTCGTATTATTTGCAGAGCTGAATACATTATCAACTTGCGTCATGTCGCAACCTTCATAAATAAGAAGGTTTCCTGTAGCTCCTCCCCATAAAGCAGAAAGTCCGGCAGGCGCAACGAATGTACAATTTCTTACATAAGTAATAGCATTATTAGTTGATTGCCATAGAAGGTCATTAATCACAGAACCTGAGCAAGTAATTGTACCAGAGTTATGACCATCGACGTGAACCCACGGCACAATATCAAAGTTACTTGTCGATTGTTGGCCGATGATATTAATTAAAATTTGATTAGTTGATGTCGCACTTGAACCAACTTGACTCAATGCGTAGTTATAGCTTGCCCATGGTGAATCTATAGAGCCATCACGTGTAATGCTATCCAAACCATTAACACTATTGATGTATACGTTTTGTGCAATTGGCGTTCCAGATCCCGCAAGCTTAGAATCTATCCCAGCTATGTACGATGTAAGATTGGTATTTCCATATACACCTGGAATTGCAATAGGTGAAAAATTTATCGGGGTATATGTGGAACAATTTACGCCGTCTGATAAGGATCTGATGTTTATATTAGCAGTCGTTGATGTTCCAGCGAGTGTAATCTGAGATGTATAGCTGGTCGAATCAATAGTTACGTAGCTTTTATTATCTTGCAAAGTAATATTGGATATTTGCGGAGAACCAAAAACAAACAAATATGAATCTTGAGTATTAGAAGTACTATTGAATATTGTAGATATTCCCTGACAATTTTTAACAGTAGTTTCTGATGCATAAACTGCATTATTGTTATTTATAACAATTGAGCCTTCAGCCGACATATTTTCAAAATATGATTGTACATCATATACTTCTATTTCTAATGGTGTACCGCTATAGCTTAGACGACCATAAAAAGCTACTTTTTCCGGCCCTGTTGTCGCAGAACCATGAACTTGTATATCAGGAGTAATACCCCAATTGACATAAAATTCAAGTGCTGCACCTTGATAGGTCGTAAATGTTAAATCAACTTGATTCGCATTTAAGATAAAACCTTGAACTCTGCAATACGGATTTGATACTGAATTCCAAGAAGTATCTAATGTAACATTTCCCCCAGTAGTAAATATCGCATTGTCTTGACCATCAATATTAACGAATGGATAAAGTAACATTCCAGCTTCACTAAAGTTACCGATCAATTTAACTGTATATGGATTATTTACTACTGCACTAGCTGCCGCAAAAGCAGAAGCGGCTGCATAAGTTAAAAATGGCTTAGCTGGGCTACCATCGGCAGTTCCATCATTTCCTGTGACTGAATCAGCATATACAAGTTGAGGTATATTATTTCCGGTAGTAATAGCATTTAGAGCGGCATCGATCCCCGCTAGATTGCCTACGACCGAATCAGCTACCCATTCCCCTGGCGGTCCAGCTACAGGGGTATACGCACTTGGATTGAAATAATTATTAGCAGCAATGGCATCAGCAATAGTACTTGGATTAAAGCCAGCACCATTTGCGAGCGCGGGTAAGTTGGTTAAGAAATCTGCAAAAAATTGTACTAATCCACCACCTGTTCCATTATCTATTGTAGGAGTATTAAAATAATTATTTCCATTCGAGAAAACTTCTATAGTAGATGATCCATTTGACGCATAAGTAGTAGTACCAATCACCTTACATTCTTCAACAAAAAGTGTCATCCCTGCGCTAGCGGTTGTATCGTTAAGTAAAAGATTGCCTTCAATGGTCAATTGAACAAGATTGAAATTTCCGCCAGCAGTCGCTGAACTATGATTTACCGTTACATTTCCAGTATCTCCACCTTGAAGTGCGCCATAACAGTTATTTAATGTGATATCCCAAGATCCATTAAAATTAATATTATTCGAATATAAGAATACAGCACCATTGGTATTATGGCCTGTGATAGTAAGTGCAGTAGATCCTGTTTGCAGATTATTAGCAAAAGTAAACAGCGCAGGACCACTTGCTACAACGTTAAAATCTAAAGTCACAGTGGCAGGAAATGCAAGTTGATAAAAATGATTTAAAGTAAGTTCACCACCTGTTGACCAGCTTGCATCTAATGTTACTGATCCTGTCACAGTTAATGACGCAGAATCTTGACCTATAATTGCGCACCATGGTTTTAATGCCAGATTCGTTTCTGTAAAGATACCCTGCATTAATATAAGAAATGGAGTTGAAGAACTTGGCGTAATAGAGGCTAGTGAATGACTCAAAGTGGCATAAGGTTTATCTATTGTTCCATTACCGTTTACATCACTACCAGAGTTGGAAACGTAAATAATTGTTGGTGGGCTACTTCCTGAACCTGATACCGTTAAATCAATTTGTCCCGTGGATGTATCAATATTTACAGAATCATCAGAACTAATAATATCCACATTACCTGAGAGACTATTCATTAATAGAACTCTAGGAACTGCTAACCATTGGCCATTTACAGTTGATTTGGCACTCAGGGTAAAATTAACCATGGAAGGTGGATTTAGAGTTTCAAAATTAGTCCCATCGTTATAATCCACTTCAATAGATTGAAAACCAAAAGGTACTTGTATATAGGGTCCTTCTGATAATGAAAAAGAACCTAGACCTTGCGCAGATGGCAATCTTATTTTATTACCCGTGGTATTACATATGATTACAATGTAATTAGGGCAAGGATTGGTAAGAGTATAAACTCCGCCTGTAAAACTAAGATCATTTAATATTAATAGTTGTCCACTTCCAAAACCTAAATTAGCAAAACTAGTTTCAGTTGAAACTACATCAGCAAGATTTTGGCTTTTTAATAAATATTGACTTGAAGGAGGTGTAGTATTAACAAATCCAATGGTTACTGTACCATTATCTATATTTTGAACGAATAATAAAAATGATCCATCAGTTCCATTACCTAAAATCCAATCTCCAATAGATAGATCAGTAATAACAGGATTAAAATAACCTGTGGAAGTTATTTCTGTGATAGTGTCATTAGGACTACCATACATGAATAAATTCGGTGAGTTTAATATCGTAGTACTACCGCCAAAGGGAGTAACCGTTCTTTGACCTTGATTTAAGGAAGCTGATAAACAGGTCCAGTTTGCATAAGTGAAAGACATAATTAATTTTTCCTTAAATTAAAGTTAACGTACTCTTCTTGCTTGAATAGATCCGCATACAGTGCAAGAACCTGAATTATTAACAATATACGCTATTAAATAAATAACCGTTGTAGTACTTAAAGAGAATCTTTGTGGAGTAACATTTAAACTAGTAAAACTAAATAAACTTCCACCGCTAATTAATATAGATCTAAAAGCCGGATCATTAAAAGTAGGAGATCCACTATTTATACCGGCTTGAAGTGTACTACATTGAGTTCCTGTTGCTGGCCAACAAACATTTCCCCAAACATCCCAATCCCCTGCGGTTAATGTAATATGAGTTACTTCAGTTTGTGTATTAATAATAATTGGTATAGCTGAAGTGGAAAGAATAACACTAGAAATATATTCGCCCAACTGACCAGAACTAGCATTATTATTAGTATTTGTACATAAAATACCTGATCCGCTAGGAAGTCCTGTACAATTAGTCAAGATTCCACTTGTTGGAGTTCCTAAACTGCTATTTATTAAACTAGATGAATTTATTGTTACACTTGTAATAGAACCATTTGTTATGGTTGGATTACCTAAAACCATATCATCCCCAGTTGTATTAAGGGGTAGGGAAGTATCTACAACAGGAGTTCCATCAAAAGCTGTTTGGACAACACCATTTGGTATAGTGGGTACTCCACTGACAGCATTTCCATTATCAGCATAATAAGCTAACTCATTTTTTGTACCTAAATTGACTGTACCTGATCCAACTTGACCACCTTGAATAGTTAAAGCAATAAACCCAGTATCATTATTATTTTTAATCCATATTTGATTAGCTCCTAATATGGGTAAAATAGTATCAACTACAGGCACAATAGTGGCCGAATAGTTGTAACGTGGAGCAATAGATTGATTAACTAATTGTGCTTGTTGGTCAACTAACGTCAATA